TTGGTAAACACGGCCGGTATTTCCCCCCCGCCATGTCAGCGCCAGTCATAGCCGCGTTTTGGTCGTATCCAAACTTTATTAACTCGGTTGTTACATTTTTATGTATGAAATCAATCGGAGTCATGCTGGTTTACCATCAGGGAAATCCCCCATGTCACATAGCTTGAACTGAATCAGATCCTTCACAAGCTGCTCAGCCTTTTTAATGGCCTTCTTCTCTTTCTTCCGACGAGTCATGAGAGCGCTACCTGCTTGACCGTGCATTTCAAATGAGAACTTCTCAGCAGCCGCGACACGGTTTTGCATTTCGCTGATTGCCATATCGGTCAGGCCAGAGAAATCGAGAAGGTTAATGTCCTTCCCCCCCTCAAGCTCAGTCATGTGGTCATACACCTGCGCCTGAAGCTCATAGCTGTAGCTCATTGCCATGAGGCAAGCTTCACGCTTGGGAAAATTGTAAATATCCCTCTCCACAACACCACCTGTTCCGTTGATATAGGTATCAGTTGCAAAAAATTTTGCAGCTGCATCCCCGAGGACCTTGGGTACTTTCTTCATGAAACTGCGGTGTTCGAGTTTGCGATATTTCTTACAGGGGAACGCAAGCCCCTCCGCCTCCGCTTTGGATTTCCGATCAGCATTAATGTAATCCACCATCTCAAGACTGCTCATGGTCGGGTATTCGCCAGAAGGAAGAACGGTTAATGATTTGTTCATGTCGGTATTTCCTTTAGAAAGTTGAGCCTGTTCGCACAGAAAAGCCGTCCCCGAGAGGTCCTCACCTATACGGCAGTTCTCAGGCTCAGCTTTCTGAAAGACTCGGGATTGTTACGCGCTGCGATACGCTGTGAAATTCAGATGTAAAAAAAGCCCCGCATCGCGAGGCTCATTAAATTGACTTTGTGATTTGCAAAAAAATTATTTCAGGCATTGCGTCCTGATGTATTCCTGCAGGTAGTTAACCTGCGCGGTTACCCTGTCGATTCCACTTCGGAGACGGTAATAATTGAGTTCAGCATCTGCTGTAAGTCCTGGGCTTTCTCCATCGCCCATGCTGCTGGCTTCGGTCGTTGACTTTGCACAGGTGGCGGCGACTTGCAGGCGCTTACGACCAGCAGAAACATCAGCACGGAGACTTTCGATAGTCGCGTTAGCATCAGCAAGCTCCTTTGTGTATCTGGCGTCGAGTTCTGCTACATCACGTTGACGCCTCTGCATGTCAGCGATAATGGATGCGGCTTTATCGCGCTGCTCTTTGTAGGTCATGGCGTTATCACGGTAATGATTAACAGCCCATGACAGGCAGACGATGATGCAGATAACCAGAGCATAAATAATCGCGGCGACTCTGCTCACTGATCTATCCCCCAACAGGCTAATGCGCTTTCCTGGTCACGACGAATAACCTGTCCATAGCAGTTATTTGAACGTATGCGGCAATCGCGCCCACCATCTTTTATCCACCAGCGAATCGCCTCGCATGCACCTTTACGATCACCGGCATTCAGCCGCTTATAAAACGTCGACGGGAAACACTTACCGGGGCCAATGTTATAGGGACAAAATGACGCTATACCCGCTTTCTGTGGTTCGGTCAGTGGCACTTTAATATTGCGCTCCACCCATGCCAGCGCCTTATCCCGTTCAATGGCGTTAACCTGGTCGCATTTTTCCTTCGACAGTTTCATACCGGGAAAAACGGGTTTTCCATCCACCACCGTGGCACCCCGACAGATGGTCCAGATGCCGGAACCATCGCGGTATGCCGTTGTGTGGTTACCTTCTTTTTCATCCAGAAACTGGTCGAGAATATCAGGCGCAGGCGCACCGACGGCAATCAGTGCCAGAACGGCAGCCGACAGGCCGTATCTGATTTTTGCGTTCATGGATATTTATCAGGATTTATCGGTTTCTGAACCCTGGATATGTTTATCTGTCCCGGCCTGTTGAATCAGGCAAGGAATAGTTAAATACAATAGAGAGGATTGTTTATGGACAATAGCACCATTTCTCTACAGGAGTTGCTCGACTGCATTTCCAAGCTTCGGGATGATGTAAATGCCCTTACTGTCGCATTTTCATATCTGGCATTCTCAATTCCCAAGGAACAAATGCAACCAACACTGGCATCGCTCCAGCTTGAATCACTCAACCCCAAATGGTCCCAGCAACAACAAAATTCTTTCAAGTGGCTGGCGGTATTACTGGAAGAAAAATATGCTGGTGAAATTACCATTTCGGCGGAGTCTTCAGAGAACCAGTAATTCTTCCCGGTAGCTTTCCTTTGTAGGTTATCCACACATTCTGCGCCTCTAAAATTATGGGGCGCTTTTCCGGCGACAGCTCATCCCCTTCACATAACCCGGCAGCAACATCCAGGAAGACCTGTCTGATGCTCCTTCTGGCTGCTGCCTCATAAAACTCCAGCGCGGCACCTTCAACACGGTCCAGCGAGATGTCCAGGTCAAAAATTTCACCGTCAAAGCGTTTTTTGTCCCTTAATGCTACAGTTACCGCAACTTTATTCTCAAAATTGCGGATCCCTTTCACAATCAGTTCATAGTTTTGTGTCATTGAATTACTCTCCCCGTGCAACCTTACGCTTGTCTTCTTTAATCTTGAAATAAAGGTTTGTCAGGTACGTCAGCAAGCCAAATACCAGACTACCCAGCACACCGATTGCAGCCCACTGTGACGGAGTTACTCTATCGAGCAACTGTAAAAACCAGTAGCCAGCACTGCCTGCGGAGGTGCCATAGGCGACACCTGTTGTTAACTTATCCATGGATTTCATAACCCCCACCTCGCAGATGCGGGCGCTGTGTAATGGAAACAAAAAATGGCCACCAGCGGCCCGTAAAAAACACCCCGTCAAAGGCACCCGCAGATGCCTTTTGTGTGGTGTTATCTGATTTAATGTGCGCCAGACATGGCACATATATGAAAAAGACCCCGGTACATACCCGGGCCAGATGAAGTGCCAGATTAAGAATCTGGCGGTATACCCTCGCGCTTGATATCGTTACATCGCCAAAAGTAACCACATCAAATCAGGAGAGTTAAATGGGCATAGTGCTTTATTCTGCTGACAGAAGAGGCAGATACAATGCAAATACATTAATGAATTTTTCTTCTATAGTGCCGCCTGTAACTGATAGCTACATTGTTGATGGTCCTATTGGGGCGAAGTTTGATTTCAAAATCGCTGAACATGGTTTGCGATACCTGTTTCCGAGAAGAGACCTGACCAGCACTGATCTCATGGAGCTTATTGTTGAACTGGTTCGTCAGCTTCAGTTCCCAACAAAACCATCCAGATACCAGTCAATATTCGCCTGTGAAAAGATAGAGGATGCAAATTATTTTAGAGAAAATTATCGTGAACACGATGGGCCGCAACCTATTTATGAAATACTGACAGGTGATAATACAAATATTCACCGTGGTGATATGAGACTTCTTGACATTGATTCATTAACAGATAACGCAGCAATAATCTTCACAAAAGCAATCTGGTACTGGTCAGGCATCGCTTCTAACGAATCGTTCTGGGAGTATGTTGTCCCGCTTCCCGCACAGATCGGCAGGATGGTAATGGAATAATAAACAATTAACCTATCAGGCGGGGGAGCAAGATATATTCACGCCTGATAGATAACTCTCAAGATGTACATATGGATCAAGATGGACCTCGTCTTTACTAAGCTGATCGATGACGATTCTCATCTTTTCAATCACTTCTTCTTTAGTTTCTCCAGAGGTAGAAAATGTAAATCGAATTCTAGCGGGTAAGACACATTGATGTGCTGTCATTTTAATCTCTTTCATATAAATCCTCCAGAAACAACACAACCCGCATGGAGGCGGGTTTAAGCTGTGTGGCGTAGTAACCACTCTTAACATCATATTCAACTTTTTACGATCGTAAAGCGTTCGGGAAAAATTTTTAAAGCCGCATCAGTCGTTCCACCAGTTGCTCTTTACGGGCAACGATCCAGCCGTGTTGTTCCAGATAAAATTTGAACCGTTCCAGAGTGCATACCATCGCATCGGCGGGTACTTTTTCCGTGAAGTCGACCTGACCATGGTTATCGAAGTGGATCAGTAATGCGCATCCATCATTTTCGGTGGGGGAGTTTTGTGTTGCTGGTGGCTGTTTCTGGCTGAAATAACAGTCTTCGAGTTTTTCGAACACTTCCCACGCCAGATCGGTTTCGAGCATTTTGGCATGGCGGGCAGCGCCACGTTCTGTCCAGAGGATAAGGGAGCGGGCTTTGGGAGAGATGGGATTTTGTGAGTAGTTTAAAGCTACCCGCAATTCTTTAAGGTCATTACCAACAACTTTGAAAAAGTGTTTCCCTTCAACGAAGCGTACTTTGTTCTCATGATGATTCTGGCGAATACGCACCGGCTCAGTGCCGTAAAGCTGCGCCAAAAGTTCGGTGGTAATAACAGGAATCTGGTTATGGGTGATCGGGGAGAGAGTTTCAACAGAAATTTGAGTTGTCATAATGACGCCCTCTGGTGGTTTCTAAACTATCACCACCGTCAGGTTCCAATCATCGGGTGGTGAGACGCACAGGGTTGGAACTACCGGGAAACCGACCGGCGAGCTTTTCAGCTCCCCCATGCGCCCCACCATAATTCAGATGTGCGCGTGCATACGACAATAAAAAACACGCTCGCGGCGTGTATCTGTCGCGGTCTCTATCCGGGGTTCCAATCCCGACGCCAGATTTTGCTGGCGCGTGAGGAATATAGCCCCGGATAATGTGTCTGGTCAAGCGCCTACATAATTCGTTCTACGTATCTGTCCATCTCCAGTCGGATATCAAGCATCATCAACATGCCATCAATAACTCCTTCCGCTTTCTGCAGGCGCTTGCCAATACAGGTATCCGAACACCCATGCTTTCGTGCCAGTCCCATAAAAGTCATTCCACCTACGTAATAATCCACCAACAAATCGTGCAAATCCTGATTTTTCCTGTTCAACCGGGCCATACAGCCACAAATTATCATTGCATCATCATCAGAACACTGAGGACGTGATTTCACTTTCGGCGGAATTAATCCTTTAAAACCAGCAGCGATTGACGCCCAGGACACATCTTCGTGATTGTTTGCAGCCCACGCCCCCCACCGCTCCATAACCTGCTGAATATCACGCGCCATCGTTATCACCTGTAATTTCGTAAATCTTCACGCCCAGTCGCCCACCAGGAACGAGCTGACCGCGCACTATATTGATTTCGTCAAACTGCTCGTCGTCTATGAGTAGCCCCGCATGCGTCAGCGCATCCAGCGGTGCCTTCAGGATATTGTCCAGGTCCCGACGGCGCTTATCCGGTGGCTCTGCAATAATCTTTATCGCCAGCCTTCCGGACAGGTTTAATTTCAGCCGCTGCTGGCGAACAATTAGCGCCACATCACGGCGATAACGCTCACCGGCTTTTGATACAAAATATACGCCACCACGACGGCGCCAGTAGGTGTTCACCGACGGCGGGTAAGGCAAAACAAATTCTATGCGCTCAGTCATTTATGCTTTCCACTTCAGGACACCCGAATTTCTCGCGTGCATTAAAAAACGAATCAGCAACAACAGCTGGCTGCCGTGTTTTTCTTCAAAATCTTTTACCCCGGCGTGCAGTTCGTTATGACATTTACGGCACAGCGGAATAACAAACAAATCATCAGCCTTTGTTCCCATCCCTCCCAGTCCATGACCAATGATGTGATGCGGATCATCTGCCTGATTACCGCACGTCATGCATTTCTGCGTTTTTACCCAGCGCGTGTATACAGGCATCTCTTCCCGTTGTGGTTTCTGGCGCTGGAGATACTGAGCCGGTGACTCCGGATCAACGGCAATGCTTACCACCGTCTTTTCCTGTGGCGGGATTTGTTGCTGGTGGACGTGAGGCAACGGCGCAAGATTTTTTGTGCGCTGCTTCAGTATGCTGGTGGCGGTCTGCTCTCCCGGTACGATGTCGCTTTCGCGATATACCGAGTGGATTTTTTCCGCACGCAATCCCAGAGAACGACGTAATACTGCCTCCGGCAATACATCCGCTACCTGATTGCAGACCGCCCACCAGGATAATTCAGCCAGCGATAACTCCCGCTCCTGTGTACCGTTTATTGCGTGGCGGATGACGTCAATCATCCATGCTGACAAGTTTTGTTGAGCAAGTTGCCCGAGTGACTCTGATGTCTGGTCGCGCAGCTGGTTGTCACAGTGCCAGCACAACACCATCGCGCCGGTACCGTAACGATGTATGACGGTTTCGCTGTGGTGATAGTCTCCATGAGGCCACTGGCAGGATTTAACATGACGCAGGAGCCAGTCAGACAATGCGCCAGCGCCGCCAGCAGCACGAATCGCCCGCTCATCGCTGAAAAATGGCAGTAATGATTTATCTTCCACGAGCGGCTGGCGAACGGCAGGAACAGCTCCTGACGGCAGACTGCGCATGCTTTTCGGTTCCGGCTCCACCAGCACCCGGGCATTATGAAATACCTGCATGGATTCACGGCCTGGCTTAAGGACCACCAGCCCAAGTTCCGGTACCAGAACAGGTCTAAGTAATACCCGCACGTTACCTCCAGATCCGTTGCTGGAATGTGCGGGACGGACGCGGTGGGCGTTCGGAATAAGGAAGCCTGACGGAAATTATCCAGTGTCGGAAGTCAGGGCTGAGGTCTTTCTGAAACTCGTAGCCACGTCTGCGGTAGTTATGAATCAGCCATTCGGCCTGTTCTTCAGTGCAGGGATCGTGCTGGAACCAATCAGATTTAAATGCATGAGAACGCCGCCCGCGCCTGCTGGCAAAGACGGCTGAATTATCAGAATTGTGTGGTCTGGAATTTTGCGCCATCGGCTTTCTCCGGTGGCACAGTGTTACTCAACAGGGGTTCAGCCCTGCGCTGAATTGTAGTTGAATTCACTCATCTTCAAAAGCAGAAAAACCAGCCTTAAGCTCAACTTCTTTCAGAGACTGCAATGATGTGACAAATTCATTTTCACGCAAAATAAAACCATCCGTCACAAGTCCATCCACAAAGTAAATTAACGCAGCCCCACTCTTCCTTTGTTGTAACTGTAAACATTTAATACGGCAGTGGCTGACAATAGCGCCATTCTCAACGCGCACAGTATAGAGGCCATCTTCACTAAAAATTTCACGTAATTCTTCGATTTTCATCAACAGAATCCTTCCAGATAAA